AATGCCATCCGCGCTGGCAGATGGGGAAGCCTCCCTCTCCAATATTAAGGGGGAAAGCGCACTTGCAACAAACTTACAAAATGCAAATCAACTAATTTCAAATTTAGGTCTATCTAACAGGGTGCAACTTCAGCGGACCCGAAAAGGCGCTCAGGATGATTTTGGCGATGCGGCAGAGAGCCTTGGAAATGCAAGAGTTGATTTTCAAAACAACTTAATAACCAGCACAGAGCTATTAACCGCAACACAAGAAAAGCTAAACAAATCCTACTACGATGGAGAAAAATTTTCTGAAGCATTAAACGATTCAATAGGTGCGCGTTTCCAATACAACGCTAAAACCTTTAGAAAACAAAGTGGAGAATTAATTCTTGGCGCAGTAGACGAGTTCAAGGGTGGAGTCAAGAGTGCGTTTGGTGAAGCTATTCGTGGCACAGCGACTTTAAGAGAAGCATTCGCCAAAGTATTTGAAAATATTCTCAGTAATCTATTAGACAGGTCTTTGGATATGGGTGTTGACTCTATATTTGGCGCAGTTGGCAGTGCTTTAGGGATTTCAGTGGGTAAAAAAGGTAAAAAAGGTAAAAAAGGTAAAAAAGCAAAAGGTGGTTTGATCAAGGGCTACAATGCTGGCGGCTTTGTAGATCAAGGAAGTGGGGTACGTGATGATGTTCCCGCGATGATGCAAGGCGGCGAGTATGTTATTCGCAAGTCTTCTGTAAACAAATATGGCCGTGGCTTGTTTGACGCTTTGAACAGTGGTGGGCTAGTTGGTTACCAAAGAGGTGACCAAGTTATGCAAAGTCGCTTGCGTCCTGAGTTCGTTTACGACGATCCAAAAAGACCCACGAGTGGCTCTTATATAAATACACAAGGACTTTCAGCTTTCGCACTTATGGAAAGCGAAAGCCCAATGATATCCATTCAACAAGAAAGACAAAAAGCTTTAGAACAATACATAAAAGACAAAAAAGCTTACGACGAAATGGTTCGCAAGGCAAAAGCAGATTTTGATAAAAGTCAAAAAGCAATATTAAAACAAACCCTGATTGCTGTTGGTCTTCAATTTGCTACTGCTGGTTTAGAAGAAGTTGCTGCTGGAAAAGGTAAAAAAGGTAAAACAAAAAAAAGTGCTACGGGTGGTTTGATTAATTCCTTTGCTGAAGGTGGTTTTGTTAATTCTTTTGCTGAAGGTGGTCGTAACCGCGACAACATTCCCGCGCTTCTCATGGGCGGCGAATACGTTGTCAACAAACGTTCAGTGGACAAATACGGAGTCGGATTGTTCAACGATCTCAACAGTGGTCGCGCCCAAGGATTTGCAAACGGCGGCATGGTTGGCGGCGATGGTGGCGTTGGTGGAGCACCCACAACCGCAAACAACAATTTCGAAATCAACATAACAATAATGGATGATGGAACTGTAAATGAAGCTTCTACAAATGAAAATGAAAATCAATCATTAGAAGACCGCCAAAATGAAAAAGAATTAGGAGATGCAATTAAAGGTGCTGTTGTAACTGAACTCATAGAACAACAACGCCCCGGTGGATTATTATACCGCGAAGATCGTATTTAATCAACCCCAAAGTGCCCTACAGACACCAACAAATTTAACCGCCACTGTGGGTCCACGATTGCTGAAATACCAGTTGGGTGAGCTACCTTCAATTCTTACAGTTGCCACACTTGTTGCTCCTTCATCAAATTCTGTATCATCAAATCCAAGTTTATGAAAAGTTGTAAATACGCGATGACCAAGGTCATCAGTAAACTTTTGAATTGACGAAAGCTTATCAAGTTCTGTAGTAGTTGCATTAAATGAAGATTCACTTGATTGTTCTGAAGATGCTACTAAATTATTATTAACATATATTCTCACGTTATCACCAACGCTTGAATAGGTATTACCCCGCGAACTACCTGACTGTGAAAAAGCTGTACAGTCTAATTCAAAATATAAAAGCTTTGTTTTTCCTATTGGTTTTAAGAGATTAAATTCTCTGAGAGGTTTATAACCACTATGATTCCTATGCTGGAATCTTCTGTCCGTCGCAAATTGAGATAGAAAAACCATTTCTGGAAGAATAGTTTTACCAGCTAATGGATTTCTATATTCAACTTCAGCAACAGTTGAAATTGGAAGTCTACTACCTAAATCGTAGTCAGGGTTATAATTAGTATTGTTTGGGTTTTGGTCAAGATATTGACTTTCTATTTCTCTATCAAAAGTATCAAATAAACTATACGCGCAAAAAACCGAAGTAGTTTCCAAATCGCCTTTAAATGGAACGTACATCATGTCAGTGTAATTATCCATTCTTACTCTTTGTATATTTTTCGGGTTTAGGTCTTTGTCGTCAAAAAAGGATTGTGTTTTACCTTGTATCTCTGATTTTGCGAATGATGTTGGTGACATATAGAAAAACCCACCAGCAACATCTTTTTCATTTGTTTTAAAAGTGTTTTTAGTGAATTCTATTTTTAATCTATTGTCTGCAGTCATTGACTGTATTGTACAGAGTTTATCATTTGCACCACAGTCATCTTGATTTGCACTAAATCGTGGGTTGTTTATTTTTGGATTTTTAAGTACTGCAACATCATAGCCCTTAACCGTTGTATACTCAAGGTTTGAAGTAATTGGTTCTCCATCGCTAGTAACTAATAATTGTCCACCAGCAGAAGTTTTTCCATCTTTAGTATGAGCTTCTACTACTACATCAAAATTTCTTCCGTGATCTTGCAGCTTTGACTCTATACTGGCCAAATCACTTGCGGGTATAGAATATACAAATGATCCATCTTGTGTTAGCGTTGGCTGAAATCCAGTGGTTATTTCAAACAACTGTGTTGTCATAGGTGGAGTGGGTTGACTTCTAGATGCGTCAGTTCCCTGTCTTAAAGATATTGCATAATTAAATTGAGTTGCTAATGCACCCGCACCCTGAATAGATGTATCCCAAAGAACCCTAGGGTTAGCTCCTGTAAAATCAGTTATTCCACCGTCGAACGTTTGATACTCAGCACTGTCATTTACTGTGACAGTATCGTTTTCTAATCTAAGATTAGATATTACAATATCTTTAATTGCTTCACTGTCATCTATTACTATACTATTTCTTACGGTTTCTGCAGAATGCATTCCTAAGCCATTGAAACTTACGGCTTTAAAAAAGTATTGAGTCGATTCATCAGCTACTATCTCATTCTCAATGGTTGTATTTGCTTTTTGGTGTATCGCTATTTTATATTTATTATCTGGTATAAAATTTTTATCATTATTAAGTGGATTTTGTTCCATGAAAGTTACGTTACCATTATTTTCTTTAAACAAGCTTGGGTAGCGTCCAGTATAATCTGCTATTACCCATTGATTTGTTTTTTTCATGAAAACTTCATAACCAGCTAGTGCAAGCTGATCGTTAGGAGGCGAAATTGTGTATTTTATTAGTTGTGTATGTTGAGAACCGGGAGCTCTTCTTTCACTAAGGGTTAATGAAGATGGAGCAAACGGTAAAGTTGTTGAAACATTAACTCCAGCTGCATTTGATTGAAAATTGTCTTCTATTTTAGAATACTTTTCTTCATTATATTCTAGCGCAGTTATTGAATATTCACTTTTATTTGACTCTTTTATATTTATAACTCTGTATTTTTCTGCTATGTCATCACTGTCAATTGTTATTCCTTGAGAATTTAATAAAAGAGCATCACCCGTTGGGGAAATAGCCCAAACACTTTGATCTTGAACAACTGTTGAATCACCTACATCAAAAGTGTAACCCCCACTGAAGGTAATTCTTGATTGATTTTTTTCAATTGCTGGTTCTATAACAATATTATAAATATAATAACGGTCTGAGTTACCTGCATCTCCAGCCCATTGGAATGTTGCAGTGGTATCAATAGTGCTACTATTTGCCATCCATAGACTTACTTGGTTGATATAACTAGCACCGTTTTGGTCAGTGGCCACCCATTCATATTCAATATCAGTCCATTCGCCAAGGGTTGGGTGAATAATTGGCCCTGCACTGCTTATACCGTTGCCATACCTAAATTGAATACCTCTAAGCGTTGAAGGTGCATCACTGTAATCGGGTGCTGTTCCCGGTATAAGAACTCTTGCTTTAAATCTATATTTTCTTCCAACAACTATATTAGGAACATTCTCAAAAATTATTCTATGGTAGCCGTTTGTTGTAGATGCAGTTACTTTAAGAGAATTGTCAACGCCAAAATCTGACGCTACTGCTGTGAAAGCATTACTACTTGACCATTCACTTGTACTATTGGCAAAATCAGATTCATAATAACGCTCATAATTGTCTACTTGATTTCCTAAAAAGCTAAGAGTTTGAACCTGACTGCTTCTTATTTCAAAGGTGTCAGAAGAAGTTATATCAGTAACATTGTATGGATCAAGATTGGCTTTTGGAATCAAAAGTGAAAAATTATACATTTGAGGTTTATTACCTGCATCATTAGCATCTCCTTCTCTATAAACATCTATGGGTGCGTCGAGAATAACCTGTGCGAATTGGCCACTTGCATTTGACTCTGATAAATCAATATTTTTAGTACGTCCACCATTTCTTGTTAAATTTTTTCTATTAGTATCAGAAATTTCTATTACATCTCCGGGTCTTATATAGCTACCTTCTAAACCTGCTGTAAATGATATTGTTTCTGTTTCAAAATTTTCAGTTGCAAGCATCCATTTACCGAGCCTCATTGCTTGTCCACGACTCGTGCAACCAAAAGCTGTTACTTCGGTTTCACGGATTCCATTTTTTCTTATGCCATCTACATCTTCTGTGTATTCTACTGCTGGCTTATAAAAATTATCTTTATCATTATATCTTACTATAGCAACATTATTTCTTATCCTTCTACTAGTATTAGAATAGGTAAACTCTCCATTTTTTACATTTGCATCTGTGAATTGATAAATTGGTGTTTTTTCAGAATCTTGAATTGCATAAATTTGACCAGCAGCATAGTAACTTAATCCACGAAAAACACTAGCCATGTCTTGAACGACTTTAAATGCATCTTCCCGGCTTTGTATGAGAGTATTACAAGTAAATCTTGGTTCCAAGCCGCCTTTTCCCATTCCGTCATAAACAAGAACATCACAATATTGAGCTATTTCATAAAGGCTCCATTTATCTAACGCATCTTCTTCTATATATTTACCTATTCCATATCTTGGATTTGTTATTAAATCATAATAACACCAAGCGGGATTATTAGTAAAATATTTTTGTAATTGTCTATCTGAGCCATCAGCTTGTGTTACACTTCCTTGTGTTCCGACAGTAAATGGGCCTGTTGATTCTGTAGAAAATGTCCCATCCCATGTGCCGTGATATTGTCGTGTTAAAGGATCATAATTACTTGGAATTTTGACTCTCATCAAATTCATATCAAAGCTTCTTTGAGGAATCGAAGCAAAATATTCAGCACTAAAAATAGAAGATATTGCTGCACTATTTGGATATGAAAGTTTCGGTTTGTAAAGTTCTGTTATGCTGTCTACAAAAGTTGTTGCTCTAGAGTCACTGGTCGTACTTTCTTTTGTGGTTCTAAATACCTTTATTTCCCAGCCTAAAAAGTTTGGATTTTCCATTAAAGCAGAGAAGTCTGATCTTTTACTAAAGTCAATAAAATATTGTTTTATAAAAGGACTAGATACTCTACCATTAAATTTTCCGCCTAAAGGTTCACTGCTAGAAATTTCTGGGTCTACCCCTTGTTCATTTGTATTATTAAATACACCCATTTGGTTATTAAACAGTGCTCTAGTTTGCACGTTAACTTTAACCTCATTGTCTTGAAGAACACCATCATCTTTATTTAGAGTGTCTAATCTTGATATTTTTATATTAAATTTGATTGCAAAACATTGAGTATTTAATACTCTATATGTTTTTTTAAAAAATTCCGCATCATCTGGAAATTCTGAGCCGTTATCAGTTGGTCCACGGAGTCTTTCGTTTATTACTTTAGTTGTTTCTAAAAATTTAAAAAAATCTTGATCCTCTCTTAGCATTGCCGTAAATGAACCATTTTTTGTACCAAAATTTTGTTTTACATCTACGTCTTGATAATTAAAAAGGTTTTGGTCATCAACCACCGGAACGTTATTCCAAAACACAGACTGAAGTGGATTTTTAGTTTGTGAAATAGAAGCACCCGTAAAACCAATATCTCCAACAGTTCCTAAAAGATTATATTCTTTTTCTACAAGTCCTTCGACTTCACCCTCAGAAATCATGTCCACTACGAGTGTTTCTGAAAGTGATCCTATTCTAGTAGAACCTGAAATTATTCCTTCTGTACTATCTTCTGGCATAATGTTTTAACTTGGTCTATATGTTCCCAATTCTTCAACTGTCATTTGTCTTGTGTTTATTGATGTTTGTATAACTTGAGAACCAACAATTAGTCTTCCGTATCCGATTGGAACTGGACCACCTTCATTTGCTGTATTAGTTGGTCCATTAAAAAGATAAGATGACGATTTTTTTGTATTTTCTATTTCTCTAAAATCATCAAATTTTGGAGGCTTTGCTAACAACATTGATACACCACCAGCAATCAAAGTAAGACCTGCTGATATCAATAGAGGGTTTCCGCCTCCCACCATACCTGCAACTACTAATATTACTCCAACCACAGTCATGACGGCTCCCATTATTTTACTACCGCTACCTTCAACTAAAGGTATAATGTCTATACTTTCAATTTTTCTTTTTATACATAATTCTGTATTATAAACCGTAGATAAATTTTCATAATCAATTTTAGAAGTATCCACTGCCTTATTGTTTACTTTAATTTGATATCTTAATTTTTTTTTGTCATCTTCAATAAAGCATTTTGTTAATTTCCTTTTCGAAAGAATATCAACCGCTCTAAAAGCTTCTTGGACACTATCAATGCTTAAATCCCAATTTTTTTTATTTAATCTTTTACCAAGATTACCGTGAAATCTAACTTTAGCTGTGCTAGTATTGTTTTCCATTTTATAAAAATTTTTTATGTCTAACTATTTTAGTTACAAATTTTAAATGACTACTCGTAAAAGAGCATAGTTCAGAAACCCTGTTAAAGGGCTGATGCATCATTGTTTGATTGCCTACATATATTGCCATGTGATTTGAAAAATTAGCATGATATATTTTTGGATCATTAAAGAAAATTAGATCATACATTTTAATGTTTTCATATTTTACTTTAGAAAAGCCTTCCTTTTCAAAAAGGGTATCAAAGGGACTTTGCTCTTTATTTTGCCAATTTTCTTCTCCAAAAAAATCATGAATCTTATAATTATATCTCTTAATATTTATACCTAATTCTTGTTCATAAAAATCAACCATTAAAGTAAAACAATCAGTTACATTTATTTTATAATCTCTTTCTAAATATTTATTAAGGTAATTATTACAAGAAGATATTAAAAATTTATTTTTATGTAACAAATAAAGAATAATTTCAAATCCATGATCTTGATTTAGTAAGTCTAAAGGGGTAAAATTATCGCTATGAGACTCTTTGGGGTGTGAATGATATACTGCCTCTATGTCTCCTAATTCAGATGCCCTTAGATAATCTTCTGGAGATATTCTGAAATTATCTTCTTTTTTATTACTTACATTAGTGCAGGGAAAAACTATTGGTTTATTTTTTTCGTTTTTGACAATAAAACCACAGCATTCAAATGGAGCTTCTTTGAAAGATTGCTCTTTTATTTTTGCTTTAGTTTTTCTATTTAATAAAATCATATTAATCACTAAGTTCTTGATACACCCGGAAATCCTCCAAAAGGAAGATATTGATCTCTGTTAGCATGTAAATCTCCCGGAGAATTTTCTCCCCATCTTAGACTACAAGCTTCAAGTGTTTTAGCACATTGATCAGCAAGCCAAAAATTAAGATTTGGGGGAGGAACATTTTTAGGAACTCCTCCTGTTTTTGCAATAAAATAATAATTTACATTTTTTACTGTTATAAATACTATTGAACCTGCCGAATAAGCTGTATTTTTTTTCCATACAACTGTACTTATTTTATCTGCAGCATTAAATGGGTCATAATTTTTTACTAATTCATCTCTAGAAAATTGTTGATTTTCTTCTGTTGCTATAGGTGGAGCATATAATGGTAATTCTGCTCCATCATGAATTTTAAAACCTTGAGAGGTAGCCCTACTTTTATATTCATAACAACACCCTTCTCCTCTATAGGTCCAAGGACATGTCCTTGAATTTAATATTCTTTGAGGTAATTTAACTTTATCATAATTTATAGAAGATGCGAGTTCTAATTGAATTTGAGTTTTTGTTTCTGAGCTTTTTTTATCTACAAAATAAATGTCAGGAGCAAAAAAAGCAAAATGATCTGGTTCAGATTCTGCTTGTAAATCTTTATTATGCATTATAAAAAGGTTTGATGCATCTAAAAACTTTACAAAAGTTCTAATTCGTGTTACTTTTGCGCCAACTAAATCTTCTAAATCTCTCATTAATTTTTTTAAACGTGCAAATTCTTGGACACCTTCATCTTTTACTGCTATTGATAATTTTGGCGTAGCTGCTTGGCCCTTGGAGTTTATTTCATATCCTTCAGCTTGAATGGGCATTGCTACGTAAGTATTTCCTTGAAAAATTATATCATCAATTCTATTATTTGCGCTGGTCAATATAACATTATTATGAAATCTAAAAATATTATTAGATTTATTATTAATATTAAAAGATGGATCATTTTGTAAGGTTTTTTGTAATTTATCGCCAAGCAGAATTTCTCTAATATCTATTTCAAATAATTCAACCAAAGTAGAAGGTTCTAGCTTATTAGATTCATTTCTTACTTTTACAGTAGATATCCTAGCCTGACTTTTATTCATTTCAAGACCACCAGCACGGAAAGTACCGTCTGGTCCTTGATTTTTAAACTCATTATCTCTAGCTGGCATTTTGAATTATGGAACTTGTTGAAAGGTTGCGGTTACTGTGTAATTATCGAAAAATACATAATTAGTATTAAATGAATTACAAACAAACTTTGCGGCAGTCGCAAATGGTGCTGGAGGGGTAAATACAAAAGCTTCAGCCCCTTTTCTTTGGTTTAAAAAATGGTTTATTGCGGTAGTTTCTAATGAATTTCTTTT